ATAATATCCCAAATCTTGCATCAGAAGTAATCGTTGCTTGGTTAACTGTCTCTCCCGAAGCCATAAAGCTAAATCCAGACCGTCTATTCTTGAGGTAGCATATACCGTAACATCTTTTATCGGCCTTGCAAGCCTCCCAGAATATATAGAATAATCTGTTTGCTTCCCTATAATCTGGCTTCCCAACATCAATCTTACTCCACTGCAAGTACATGTAATGAGAACCAGTAATATAAGTAGGCTGGCCCTTATTAATGAACCAATAACCATTTTCCCTTCTATTAAATTCTTTATCAATGTAATCATACCAACTGGATTTAAATTCTTCTGGATAGCTTTCCCAATCAAATATACTTTTTATACCTTTAAGTTCACTAGGATATTCAGATGGTACCCACTTATTATCAGTATTATCTACTTTTTTTGGTATGGATGGCAATGCTATACACAAATTATTTATTTCAATTATCTCACCAATCGTACCGTCTTTACTAATAATTACAATATCGTATTCTTTATTATAACCATACTCCCATTTTTTATACCTATTTGTTCTTTTAATAACATTAGGTTTTATAGGTGTTATAGTTTTTACTAAAGTCTGTTCGTACATTATTTAGATCTTCTTTCTGCAAACCCACTAAAACTTTCTTTTTTTTCAATAGGTTTATTTTCCATTAAATTCTTTTCAGCTTCTATGCGTGTAAGAATTTCAAAAGCATCGAATATTGCAAGCTTTTTTGTAGCGGCAGCATTCTTTAATCTATCAGCAGCAAGTTCATTATCACCACCCTCAACATCTATTTGATAATCTTTAATTATTTCTTCTTCAGCTACCCTTATAAGCTCATGTACTGCTTTATACCCAGCTTGTACTATACTCGACTTCAGTTCCTTTGCGTCCATATTTAATTGAAATTGAATTAATTGGTATTCTATATAATCTTTCACCTTCTATAACAAACTCATATTCACTATTTGGGGTGAAACCTATTAAATCATTGTCTTGTAATCCAAAGCTCTTTAAATCGCTTCCTAAGTGCTTTAAAACGCCTGTGAGCGGCTCTTCTTTATCTATCGTAAGACTATTTAAATTATGTATTGGTTTTACAAAGCAAAATCCTGGTGGAGTGTACCATTTATTATTTCGCTTATAAAGAAATATTTGGTCATAATAGCAAAAATATTTATCTTCTTGAAAATAACTTCTACTATTTTTTTCGTTCCCCCTCATATCATAATATCTTCTAAATACATTATGATGAACTATAACTTCGTCACCAATTTGAAGATATTCATTTTCATTAACAATAGGTAGTGCTAACACTTTTCCATTCCTATTTACAAACTTATGATCTTCTATTGATGTATTTAATATAAGTTGATTGCCTTCAATATTTTTTTTGTTATTGTATCTACCATTAATAGGTTGTACAATATAACAATGGGTATGCTGCATTAATATTCTAAATTAAATTCTACGCTAATAGCCATGTTTTTATTGAAGTGTTTCCATGGTAATTTTTCATCCCCTTTGGTTATATAAATTCTATACCCCTCTTCTTCTTCAATTATTTCTGAAATTGTATGGCCTCCAAAAACTTCTTGCCCAATAGCATAATGCATTGCATCTGTTTTATAGTCTTTACCAATACTAATTTTTCTTATTAAATTCATTTTTAATTTATTTAAATTATCATTTTAATATATTGCGCATTATTTTATATATTCAATTTTTCTTTTTTTCTTCGCAATCTTTGCAATTTTCTTTTTTCTTGTCTCTAATAATAAACCAATTTTTATGAGCTAATCTATATTTTTGAGCATATTCAAGATATTTGTTTATTGTTTTTTTCCAGTTAGAATCTAATACCGGATTAATAAAACCTGATTTATAATTAGAAAAAGTTTTATTAATTAAATCATCCCCTAAATGTTGATAATCAAATAATAATTTATTTATATTATAAAAAGAGCTACCTTCAATGCTATTATAAACATCAATTGGTTCAATTTTAATTCCTAATATAACACCGTATAAAGCTGATTCGCTTAAATGAGTTGTATATATTTTTTTTGTTTTAGGAAGATAATAATATAAATCAGTATTTTTATCTAATACGCTGTCTTCCCCAAATTTATCCATAAGTTCACCAACAGTCTGATATGAACTTACGGGATGAGGTTTAAAATAAACATCTCCTTTGTGTTCTTTATATATATACTCTAATTTATTTAAACAGCATCGTTCTTTTATTTTATTAGAACCTGGTAGTACAACAATATGATTTCTTGCTGGATATTTATCAAAATCTTGTCTTCTATGCTGGTATTTATTAGCGTTATTATTATTTATATTATTTCTAAAAAAAGAAGCATAATCTAAAATATTTTCACTTCCTTCATAAAATGATTCTTCAATCATTTTTTCTCTAAAATCAAAATTTAAAGGTTGAAAAATAAAAGTACCCGCAAATTCTGTATAACCTATCGTTTTAAAATATGGGACTTCATTTGCAATAACATCATAAGAATATTCTATTCCTAATGACTTTATTCGCTCGATTGCATATTTTTCTACAGGCTTTAATACATGTAAAGATTCATTTTTTTCTAAGTCCCAAATTCTTTCTTCTCGGACTTTTTCACTAAACATTTCCATAATTTAATTTAATTTAATTTTAAGTATATAAATAATCGTGAGTTGTATAATCGTCTAAAACCTGTTCATCAGTTAAAATAGAATCATATACTCTTACTTGTGAAATTCTACCATTTATATAACCATTAGCATTAGTAGAATTTTTTGCTATTCTAAAATAAGGATCGCTATTACTAGCACTATATATATTACCTGTTATTGTGCTTTGCGTAAGTTTTAAAGCTCCATTTAAATAAACTTTTACCGAACCAGTAGACATATCATATGTTTTCATTAAATGAAACCATTCTGCTGTTGGTAAATCAATATTGGTATTATATGATACACCCGTACTCCCATTATGTAAATAAATATATAATCTATCGCCAGTTGAAGCGCCTGCTGCTCCATATACTTGGCATCTAACGGATGGGGAATAGCCTTGTGCCCATAATGTTTCAGACCCAGCAGACCCACCTGCTGTAGCTCTATAAAACCATCCTCCTATTGTAAAAGTTTGGTCAGTTATAAATTGAGATGTATAAAAGCTATCGGTACTGTCTAATGTATAATACCCAGCTACGGCATCATTGAATATATCTACTTTTTTAAATGTGCTAGAATTTTCATTATACAAACTTGTAACTTCTTCAGGTGTGATTGCTCTGTTAAAGAGTCTTACTTGGTCTATTGAGCCATCGAAATAATATAAACTTAAAACGTCATAATTGCCAATACTATAATTTGAATTTGTCGTATTCAAACTTCCTGTTGAACCTCCTGTATGGGTTTTTGTTGCTAAATTGCCATCGATATAAATATCTGAATTTGCAGATGTTTCAAAAGCGCCCCCCCTATAAACCGCCACAATATTAGCCCAAGTATTGGTAGAAATTGTTTCGGTAGTTATCCAATCATTATTATATCCTGAAACCCTTACTGCTCCAGTTGTAGTTAAACTAATAATAAAAGATGCATTAGATGATGCAGTACCCATACTAAATGCTGAACTTAAAACTTCACCTGCCGATGGATAATGGTCTAAATTTACCCATAAAGATACTGTTCTTGCATTAGAACCTGAAACACTTGTTCCTAAATTTGGCAAATCTATCTTACTACTACTGCCATTAAACACCGCAGCTTGACCGTAATTTCCAGAGGCATAAGTAATATTAGTTTCAGTTCCCGTGTAATTGCCGGTTAAATCAGTTGCATCTGAATGAAAATTATATAAAGCTACGCATCTATCTGAAATACCCATAGTACCAGAAACAGTTGCATCCCTACTATTACCACTTTGATCTTTCCAAGTTGAATTCCCAGCTGAAACTCTTGCGTCTAAATTTAACATCAAATTTGTTTCAGATACCTGTGGAGGTCTATAAAAAGTTGTAGACCTATAAGCAGGTGCTGTAGTAGTAACAGAATATGTTGTTACTGGTGTATTTACAACTGTATTAGTGTTTGTATATATTGCGGTATTTCTACTTAATGTTGTATAATATGTTGTATTAAACGCTGATGTGGTAGAATTGCTAGTTTGTCTTGATGTTGATACTGCCCATGAAGTTGTATAGGTGGTTACGTGGGAAGTATTAAAATAACTATTATATGTTGTCGTACGGCTAGTTGCCCTGGACGTTTGAAATGTTGTTGTATAT